GCATCTCCTTTGGAGGCATCTAAACTCTCTCCCTGAGAGAGAGTATTAGGCATCTATTACATTTCAGTAATAGGCATCCATAGCGGGTATAAACATCCATCCGGAGCAGCGAAGATGGGCATATGGACTTAGCTTAGGCTAGGTGCTGAGCACATCCCGGAGGACCCTTCACTAGGTTTCATGAAAGAAACACGTCATTGACCGAGGTACCATGGAGATGGTACTCGATCAGAAATTCTGTCACCAAAGACGGAATCATCCATTTCAAAAGAAATGGGCATCTTGAGATATTTCTCAGGAATTGGTAACTTGGGTAGTGCAAGCCCAGAAACCACATCGGATAGATTGAGTGTATAAGCCCAATCAGAACCCGGAATAGAAAAATGCACTTTAGCCCGTGCGGCCCTTTTCAGCCCTGTCACCACATCTCCATAATTGGAGGAAGACCAGGACTTCAAACCATACCAACCTTTAGGAACTTCGCCGATGATTCGGCGGTAAACGGTTTGAATAACAACCGCTGGGTTGGTGAACTCCTTCAGCTCGAAATCGATTGCGAGGTCTGGTATTTTTATTACCAATCGAGCTGGCGGTGTCGGAGCACTTTCCGTAACCGCAGTCAGTCTTGGAAACTGACGAGCCTCTAATGGTGCTAAGATCACCATTAGGAAAAATCCGGTAATCATCATCGGACTTAATCTTGGGAATAAATTCCCAGCGTCCACACGAGCTCCGTCGGTGTGGGAAATTTTTGACACTTTCCTTTGAGCATTCATTTTTCTTAGTATAATGAGAACTTCCAGGTTGTTTTGTAATCTTCAGACACTCTTGCTCTGTTAAATGATAACAGAGCCATTTGAATTTTTTTTTATTAGCAAAACGACTGGGTAAGCTTAACAAAGCACTCAATAAATACATCGATGACCTTCGCGTCTGTCTAAAAGCGCATAGAGAAGCAACTTTTTCACAAACACGGGAATCTCGGAAATAATATATGACATCAAGCCACGAGGTATACAAATCATCTAAGGCTTGGTATTGACAGTCACGTCTACCCATACGAATCAACAATTTCGCTGGGTTAGGCACGGCAATAACTTCACGACCACCATCCGCAAGATCAACACTAACTAAAAACTTTGAACATATAAAAGGTTGATTATGCGGGAACTTAGCCTCAAAATTGAACAAAGTAGTGAATAAATCCTCAGGACCACGAGGCAACTCATCCACACTTCCAATCAAGGAATCATCACCTGAGGCAATAACGAATGTGATATTCGGGTTACACAAATCATAAACCCTGGCTAAACATATAAGGGTCACCAATGTGTTCCCCAAATATGTGTTAGCGTCTCCAGTTCGTCGTTGAAAATCAACGGAAAACCCAATACCAGCCTCTCTATCAACAATGTGTGATCGTTCAAGTGCAGTGAACCACATCTCCACAAACCCAGGAGGTAATTTCAAACATTCGAAAATTTTCTCCTGCACTTTATGATGAAGTTCGCCTTGAGACTTGTCAAACTTTGAGAAATCGACTTCCTTGAACCATTTAGCAGCATCGAATTTCTCAGCATCTAAAGTGAAAAGTTGATGCCACTTACCACTAGGTATGTGAATTTTTGATTTCAAGACATAAAACAATCTTGACATAGCACTCAAAAAAAGGGGTGAGGACTGCATCACGATACCCTTCTTATGATAAGTTATCGTGGCACAAAGAGGTCTCTCGTATTTTAACGAGTTATCCTCAACCGGCTTAACAATAGTCTTCACCATGTGCATGTATTTATCAAGCGAACATAGTGGTAATGGTCCTTGGTATTCTTTGAGAGGTGGATTCTTCCCCAATAAATATTGGTTAAAAAATTCCACTTCAACACCAGTCATCGGTTGAAGTCTCCTCAATCTTGGAACATCAACAACATGAGTAAGAAACCTTTTAAAACACGTGTTGACTTCCGCATCAAGATCAAAAGTGGATTGCAATTCCGGTATATTCATATTCCTTTTCTTCACTGCTAATAGCGCTTCACGCTGTGTATGAACACGCTTGCTAGTGGCACCGGATTGTATCACAGGAACAGCATAAGAATCTTGTCCCTTAACGAAATCTCTGAAATTCGAAGCATCAATCCAACACTTAGAGACTTCAAGGGAAATGTCCTGCGTTTCCACTAATGTTTGGAAATACCTATCATCCATTTCATGATGAAATGGGAATATATCATCAATTGCTGCTTGAATAACCACTGGATCACATCCCTTGTCAACCGACTGGGGTTTAAACTTTGGTTTGGGTGGTTCTTCACATTCAAACTGACTAGACCACACAGCATCTATGGCACCATCATTCCACATGATTTGATAATCAGCGGGCATTTCCGCACACTTATCAGTCTGCAAATCATCATAGATAGTCTCATCAGCGAGCATCTCAATGTCATCATAGAAATCAGATCCAGAGGTAACACTAGCCCAATGTTCATGACCTAGAAACGTTGCCGCGTGTATTGCTTCACGCTCTTCCTTTGGCAAGTAAGCTTCTGGTGGAGGTTCATCATCGTCATCATCAAGATGAATGAAAACTGGCATGTAACCATCATCATTGGGCTCGGCTTCGCAACCAAGAGTTTCGCGGAACACATCCTCAATCTTGTCCAGCAGAACTTCACCACAAAGGTGGAACTTCATAACAGGCACAAGAATGCGGGAATACATCCAAGCTTGAAGATAGCTTGTAGTCTCATCATCCTTGATGTCAAAACTCTGTTCAATAACACGAGTTGAGACAAATTTCCTTATGTCACACAATTCGGAAAGGAAATAATGAGCATCCATTGAGTTTCTATCGGGTATATACTCAGAAAACTGATTAATCCGGGTCGTGCGTAAAATAATACTGCACAATAC